TATTGGCTATTGGCTATTGGCTATTGGCTATCGGTCGTGTATGTGTGTGTGTGTGTGTGTGTGTGTGCAGCCAGGCCAGGCCAGGCCAGGCCAGGCCAGGCCGGGTAGTACCCTCGGTTATCGGACGTGTGGGTGGTTGACCCCCTTTCTTGGACCCAACCCACATGCCCAGAATTTTCGCAGTCCGGCCAGGCCACCGTACTCAGTATAATCCATATAATCGGTATGGGACTCATAACCACCCATATCATTATAAATAGTATATATAGTATTTTAGAGATTGGGTTATGGGGGTCGTAACGGTTATGGTGATTGAACACCACCCAGAGCCAAAAAAAGTGATAAAACTGCTAATATTTTTTATTTTTCTCTGATATTTACCCCCTAAAACGTGCGGGTATCGTGTTTAAGGGAAGGCTTCATTAATCGCTAAAAACTATCGGCTGAGTAAGCCAACGAAAGGACGAAAATGAGGCATGGATCACAATGGTAGGTTACCCGGGAATGTCGAGGGGGTCGTTTGAGTCGGCCAACCAGGTTCCTGGGGATGCCTACCAAGTTTAACCACTGATAGGTACTGATACAGATATGAAACCAGTTCGTACACATAGCTTCAACAGGATTAGCTACGACATCAAGATTTACGATCCCAACGATGGGAAAATAGACGGACTATGTGACCCCCCAATAGGAACTGGCCAGACCTTGCGTATTTTCGCTGATATGGCCACCCAGAAGGGGTTAGAGACTTGTATCCACGAAGCATTGCACGCTTCCCAGTGGTCTAAGAGCGAGGATAAGGTAGGGCAAACCGCCAGGGACGTTGCTCGTTTGCTGTGGCGGTTAGGTTTTAGGTTAACTAAGAAATAGGAGATAACAAATGTTTGATAATGGTGGATTCAAAACCTCACCTGATGTTATGGCCAGCCAGCCGGTCATTACCCAAACGGCCCTGAAATTAACACAGGGCACAGCCGGGACGAATACCGAAGCCACAGTTGTAGCTGGTAAACGATATAGATTTACGTCTTATCTAACGGGCGGGTTTAGATTTGGCTTGGCCACAGTAGCTACTGATGGTAATGTGCGGTGGGTATGTCCTATTTACAAGACCATCGAGATACAGATTCCAAGAGGTGTGACCACCCTCCACTACACGACTGATGTCAACAGTGGTCTGGGGTTTTTGGTCGAACTGCTTGTGCAGGATGAGGAAGAATACCAGGTGTAAGGAGGTGTAGGATGAAAATGGTAAAGAAAATACTTATAGCACTTATGCTTATTTGTTTAATGGTAGGTATATTCTTAGCACCTATAAAATGTACTATCACTACAGAAAAACCAGCCATAACCACCCAGTTCCCTAACAGGATACAGGAAGTCCTACCAAACACAGTTCACATAATGTGCGATAAATGGCAGGGGTCTGGTGTTGCCCTGACTGAGGATATAGTGGTCACAGCCCGGCATGTCGTTGACGGTAGGAACTATACTATTACTTTGAACGATGGTACTGAGGTAAAGGGTATTCAGGCCATATCACATAAGGATTATGATGTGGGGTTTATCAAAGTTGATAGACCAGTATTGAAACCAGCCAAGTTTGGCAGTATCAAAGACTGTGTATTGGGCCAGTCGATATTCATAATTGGTAGTCCGTTTGGTAAAATTAACTTTAACAATGTGACCCTTGGTATTATCAGTGGCCTTGACCGAGATTGGGATGGCCTGTCACAGAATGGAGAACCTTATGGTTGGAAGGTCACTTTTACATCGGATAGTGGTGCTCACCCAGGTAATTCTGGTGGTCCTGTGTTTAGTATGGATGGTGTGGTGCGTGGGCTTTTGGTGGGGGGTTTTAGCCCTGTGCTTAACTGTTCTATGCCCTGTGATTTGTTTCTTGGTGATATTGAGAATATTAAGATGATGTTTGCTTTTGATAAATATAAGGTGGAGTCAGAATCGGCAGTCGTGGAGATGTATAATGCCAGCAACCAGTAAAAGCCAGTTTAGACTGTTCAAGGGGATCGCCGAGGGAACGATACCACCCAAAGACACGCTCACCAAAGCCAAGGCCGCAGAGATGATTAGCAACCAGTCACCTGATAACCTACCCGAGAAGGCCAAGGGTGAGGCTCTGGGTCGGTTGGTGGGTCGGGTTAAACGAGCTCAGGGTAAGAGGTTTAAGATAGGATGACAGGCCAAACAGAAGCCAAGAGTGCACTAACATCTTTCCTTAACCAAATCGGTGAGGAGGAAGTCACCATCTGCATTGATGGTCAGGCCAGAACCATGTCACGGGCCGAGGCTTTGGCTCGTAAGATGTACTTGCTGGCACTTGGTGGGGTAGAGGAAGTTAAGGATGCAGACGGGCAGATAGTTAATGTATTTCACAAACCTGATTATCGGGTTTCAAAATTAATAAGGGAGTTCACGGAGGGCAAGGCCCCGATGGAAGTCGTGGCAACTGGACCCAAGGGTCGTAAGCCGGGGTCTTTTAGTAGCTCGGTGGGTAGGCGTTTGAACGATAGGTTGGGTCCGAAACGGCCTCGACCAAAAAGTTAAAGGGGAACAAGAATGAGTAACGAACTAAGAAACGAATTGAAAATAGAATTGGGTTGTAAAAATTGTAACTTCACCAAGGTCATAACGATTGGCCTGGACAAAGACGGGGTTTTTACAATCCCCAATAAGTTTTGTCCCAATGACCTTAGTGAGTTGAGTCGTGACGTTTTACGTAATTTTGTTTCAGTACCAGAACCGAAAACAGAACAGAAACCAGATGAGCCGACCGAAGATAAAACCGGAATTAACAATCCCATTCCCAGACCAGCCGGACTATTGGCAGTGCCCAAACACGGGGCTGATAGTTCCAAAAAATCCTGATGCCAACCTTAGATGGCGAATGGACTTATTGGAGAAGGCTGAGAAGGATACGGGGATGCAGGACGACCTACTTGCTGCATGTGTAGCATCACAGTTGTTCTACATCAATGCTTTTTGCATGACCTATCATCAGTTCGATGTGGATGCGGTTGGTCAGCGTATAGAGTCTAAGTACCCAGACCAACCCATGATTACCTGGCCAATTCAGGACAAGTTGCTGTTGAGTTTTGAGGAAGCAGTTGATAAGGGTGAGGACAGGCTCATAGACAAAGCCCGTGACATGGGTGCGAGTTGGTGCTGCATTGACTTCTTTGATTGGACTACCATATTCAGACCAAAGGCTACAGAGTCTTTGTTTATGAGCCGTAACGAAGATTACGTTGATAAGCCGGGCAATATGAAGGCACTCTATCAGAAGTTAGACTATATCCACTCATGGCTACCTGAATGGATGCGACCCCCGGATTGTTTTCTCGGCCAAGCCAATAGGCGGCACATGCACTGGAACAACCCCCTAACTGGAAGTACCATTGATGGCGAATCAACAACCAAACACGCTGCAAGGGGTGACAGACGTTTACTTGCCCTTCTTGACGAGTTCGGTGCAGTACAGAACGGAGCAGCCATGCGTATGTCGTCCCGTGACGCTGCATTGGTCCGTATAGTCAATTCAACATCTGTTCCTGGAAGCGAGTATAATAAATGGCGAAGTGACAAAACTATCAAGGTTTTTGTTATGCCATTTTGGGAACATCCCCAAAAGGGTGCTGGTAGATATGTCAAACAAACCAATACTGGCAAGTGGGAGATTCGCTCGCCTTGGTTTGATAAAGAAGAAAAGGCACGTGGTGCTAAGTATATGGCCACTGAAGTTTTGCGTGAGGATACGGAACCGGGATTGTCATTTTTCTTAGAGCAGAATATTGACAACCACATGGCCATGTATGCTCGGCCCCCCAAATCCAAATGGGACATTAACTGGAAAAGACATTTGGGGTATGACGATTTGGCCCATATCATAAAACACAAAGAACAGCTTATGTTAAGGACAAGGGAAACACCGAGTGGGCCGTTGAGTTTATGGTGTGATTTGATAAATGGCAGACCAGACCAGACCCTTAGTTATATCTTTGGTATTGATGTTGGTAAGGGACAGGGTGCATCTAACTCGGTTGTATCAATAAAATGTAAAGAAACCACAGAAAAAGTAGGTGAATGGGCTGATGCTACTTATCCCCCCTATGATTTCGTACCTATAGTCATAGCATTGGCTATATGGTTTGGTGGTGCTAAACCCCTTCGATTACCTTTTTTGAAGTGGGAGAACAACGGGCCAGGTTGGGACTTCGGCAGGATAATGGTCAAGAAATGTTTTTATCCATATTTCTACAGAAACGAAGCTCCTGGTAAAACAACTGATAGGAAAACACAACAGTATGGTTTTCAAACGAGTCGGCAGAGTAAGTATGAGTTGTTGTCAGCCTATGATAAAGCACTCTCCTATGGTGAAATTGTAAACCGTTCTGAACTGGCTCTGGAAGAAGCCCGGACTTATGTGCATTTGGTGGGCGGTGGGATTGGCCCAGCCTTTATGATGCAGGAATCCGCTTCAGCCAAGAAAACACATGGTGACAGGGTTATGGCTGATGCT